ACATTAGGTAACTCAGAGTCAACAGCTTTGATTTGGTCTATACCTGAAGCCCATTGTATTTTGGCTGGAGCTTCTGTCCATGTGCTGCAACCTGAGGCTATAATAAGGTCATTAAGCTTCAATGGGTATTTATTAGCGTCAGATAAACTAGTATCCAACATAAACTGTAAATTAAAGCCTGACCTACCATATGAGCTTAAACGCTCCATAAGGTCGACTTCATTGAACCTGAGGGGGTCAGTAGGGTCTCCCTCTTTTGCGTCCATATCAGCGATTGTAGGAGCTAATTTGTGCCCGTATCCAGTCCTTTGTGACTGATTAGGTATCAAGGCTGTCCATATACGGGTCTTAAAGCCTCTTTCCTCTAGGTCATTATACAAAGACATCTCTGTCTGTGGTGTTCCTAGAAAGACTATGCGTCCCACTTTAGGCTTTATAATAGCGTCAAATTCTTTTACGGTCTCACTTAAGCGGTCACGCATAAGTTGAGTCTGTGAGTTATTGGCAGATTCTACGTCATCAGCAATAATAAGGTCAGCCCTAGACCCCGTTAGTTGTCCCGTAATCCCCATAGACTTCACTGAGGGGGCGTGTGAAGCCTTAGCTGGGGCAACATCAAAAGATACCTTAGAATGTCTTTGACTATCCTTAGGTTGTAGATGTTGTAATAACGGCATTTCTGCAATAAGTCTTTGTGTAAAGGTACTGAAGTCATCAGCCCTAGTTTTACTAGCTGATACCACCAATATGTTACGCTGAGGGTTCAGCAATAACTGGTGACATACAAATGCAGAAGTAATCCAAGACTTTCCTACGCCCCTGAAAGCCTCGATAACTAAACGTTTCTCTTTAGATTGTAGATAGTCTGCTATATCGTATTGTATAGGTGTTGGCTTAGGTAGATTGAGGTGTTTCCAAGCTAGATACAAGAAGTTCTTAAAGTTCTCTATCTTATTCATCTGTATCAAACGGCAAGTCCTCTAAGATGTTGTGAGCCTTCTCTACGATATCAGGACTTGAGTAAGTCTTACAGATATCTAGGCATACCTTCATCTCACTTGCAGTGATTTCCTCACCTGACTTTAGTTTCCTATAAGCATGAGCTACAAGTAATACAGGTAACTCTTCTACTATCTTCTCTATTTGTTCATTTTGTTCTGTCATTTTCTATTCTCCATTCTACTATAGATAATCTTTTATCTAATTTTAGTAATTCAGTCATTATGTCTTCTTTAATCTTTTGACGTTCAATGACATTATCAGGAGATGGAATAATCTGATTATCCATATTAACAAGTATTGACATTTTTTGATTAAGAATATTTACACTATCGTGTATAGATAATAAGCTAGTAAACAAATATCCCAATAAAGCAAGTAACAAAGGGATTGCTGCTGTGATTAATTTATCTATCATCTACGTACTGCGGCTGAACCGAAATAAAAGCCTGACACAGCTGCTAAAAAGTGTGTATCAGCATTAGTAATGACTATACCTGTAAGCCCAGCAAACTGAGTTACCTCTTGTGTATAGCCAAATATCCACCATCCTTCTTTAACTTGTTCTAAATACATTAGATGTACAGCAATAGATGGGTCTATAAAGACGGCTAGCTTTGGTAAACATATAATAAAGAATACTGCTAATAATGCCATCCAACGACGGGTCACACTTTGGAAGTGTCCACCGTGATTACGTGCGTCCTGTATAGCTGCTCTATCAACCTCAGCACGTTGTATTAAATACTTTTGTTGTTCTGCCTTGTCTTTCTGACTAGCTGACCACAGGCTTAATACACCTGTAAGTAAGCTACTACCTAACATGGTAATAACTTCAAAAGGTATCATTACTTACTCCAAAAATATCCAGTAATAATTGCGGCTATACCACCTAACCACATAAGAAAACTTACAGCTCCCTTACCTTTAGCTACGTCTTCTTGTAGTGACTCTACTTTGGTCTCCAGTCGGTCTAGCTTTTCAGCTAGTTGTTCTAATGTTACTTTCATTTAAGAAATATCCTCTCAATAAACCATGCGGGTGGGTCTAGTTCCCACCATTTGTGACCATGTCTGTAGTCTTTTGCAATAGTGTGGTGATAATTATGCCAACCTTCACCCCAGCTTATAAGAGAAGTTAGGGGACTGTTGACCGCCGTGCAGTCTTTGTTAGGTTTAACCACAATGTAACCAAATTGTTTCATGTGGGGTATAACACCAAACGCACCAGCTGCCTGATATACACATGCTGCTGGGAATGAGAACGCAAAGATACCTAATAATGGGTCTATTGCGTACAATATGCCTACATAACTAAGTAATAAAGTCCAATAATGCTTAGTTATAAACATATAATCTTTGTCTTTAAGAATATCCTTTACCATTTCTTTAGGAACAGTAATAGGGTCATACAATGTAAGCCATGCTCTTACATATCCTATATTCTCAGGGGATTCATTGTCTTTATCACTACCACTGTACATATGATGGTAGCGGTGCATAGCTGTCCATGATAATGGACTACCAAATGCTGGTATAATTGTAAGATACTTTAGAATCTTAGTTTTGATAGGAGTTGTTTCAAAACTTCTATGAGCCATAAACCTGTGTATGGCAATGTTTGTGCCAAAGATATTAACAAACGCCCAAGCGAATAAACCATATACAATATACTCAGGGAAATAATAACACCCCGCTATAGCTACTATATGATTTATTAATGCTAATAATTGTACTAATCTCGCATGTTTCATACCCACCCCAGTTTTGTAATTACCCAAACAAGTGGGTCAAACTTACAATGTTTTAATTTTGGTTTAATATGATGTTGTACATGAAATGATTCAGAAAAAGCTACAGGGTACATATAAGGTACATCTCTTACCTTTCCTAGATGACACATAATTCCTGTAACTGTCATTACCCAAAAGGTTGTCATAGCTACTGCTGTTGTCCACATCAAAAACATATCAAATGGCAAAACTAAGAAAAGAATAAAGTTAAATGTATATGCTAAAACTGTTTCATGTTTAGTTAAAAATAGTTGCCATTTATTTCTTAACCTATCTCCACATAAAGATAAATCGTAATCTTGTTCGTGTGTTCTAAATATAATATATAACCATGAGCTATGCTTTGGACTATGTGGGTCATCTACAGTATCAGCATATCTGTGGTGGTTTCTATGCCATGCACTATAGGATATTGGTGTGCCTATCAATGCAGTCATAGATACTACACTCATTATATTTTGAAACCATACTGGTGGATTCCAGAGATTATGTGTAGCCCATCTGTGTATAAACAAACTCATAGTAAATTCTAGTAATAAATAAAAAAGTATGTATGTGTATAGAAGTTGTAGCCATGATAGTGCTACAAGAGAATATAAAGCTAGTCCAAAGTAAGTAACATATAAAATGGTAAGTGCCACATTAGTATTCCCAACAATGTTGTATCTGACCTAACTCTATGTCTTTATGCATTACAACATTTCTTGTGTAATTACCAAGCATAACTCCAGCTGATTGAGCTGCTGTAAAATAATTATCTACTCGACTATCTTTAATGCAAGGTATTCTATATTTAGATACACCTATTGATTGTTGATATGCTTTGTGATTTGTGTGCCATTCAGATGTATAAAATACTGATTTACTTCCATTGACTGTGCCATTTAAAACAACATTCCATACAAAAGTATCGCTTGGATTATTATTTCCTACTATCCAATTAATTGGAGTATTATCTTTTTTAACTAAAATCCCATGTCTTGTGTGAGATTCAAAATTAAAATGTTCTCTAAGCCATGTTTTAATTTCATCATCTGTAGTATGTTCACTAGGTACACTAAGTGTTCCTGATTTAATATCATCTAATGATGCCGCAAACAAAATATCAAATGTTGCATCATCTATTGTGTCTGCTCTTTCAAATGTTATTGCCATTTTAATATACCTTTAAGTTAATTTGTTGGTTGTCTGTACTTAAAAAATTCCAAAGTCCTACATTTTGGTCAATGATAAGAGATGCCCCATTTCTTATTCTAGAACTTGCTGCCTCACTACCCACAGGATAAAACATTTTACTATTATTAGATTTAGTAAGAAGAATACCTCTTATTCCACCTGATGGTGCTCCACTAAAAGCAATATTAACACTATTGTTAGGTGGTGATATTTCATCTCCTGTTATTTGTGATATTTTAAATTCAGCAAGAGTACAAGTATTACTAGCCCAAGAATCAGGGTTAGTACATGTTGAACTTCCAAGACTTCCTTTACTACTAGCTGATGAATAACCTCTATAATTTATTCCACCAGCTTTATTGGCATTACCCTCATCAAACCAATGGTCTACTGTAAGTGTTGTATTTAGCCATACATCATCATCATTCATTTGTGCCATTTCAAATGAGTAGGTTGAGCCATTAGAAAAACCAAAATTATAATTAGCTTGACTACCCCAACCGAATACTGAATTTGGAGTTGTGTCAAATCCATGATTAGCTGCAGCTGATTTAAGATGTCCTTGTCTTCTACTTCTAATAGTGTTTCCTATTTTTATATACCAAAAATCTGCTCTTTCTTGTGCCGACATTCCATTAACTTCAGTTAGCATTTGACTATTATTAGCAGCAAAAGTATCAAATTCATCATAAAATGCAGTTAAACCTATACTATTAGTGCTTAAACTCATACTACCAATACTTGATGAACCAAATGCTGTGCTTGGGTTTCTACCAACAAAAGTTGCAGTTTCACCTTGAACATTTTTAGCTTCTGATACTCTACCAGCAGTCATACTACCAGCAGCTAATATTACAATATTTGATGTACCATAAAAGTCTGCTGCTAATTTTATCTGACCACTAGCTGGTACACCACTAGCAGCTCCATAGTACTCAGATAAGGCATGGGGTGCAGAGCCACCAAACTCTGTAGCTATCTCGCTTAGTTTTATTTGACCACTACTTTGTAAAGCCATTCTTTAACTCCTTAATTTCCTCTTTGAGTTCTTTAATACAGTTAATTAATAAACCATGAATTGCATCATACTCTACTGTTTTATATTTTTTACCATCTACAAGTTTAAGTTCTTTTTCTCTTACCGCCTCAGGTAAAACTTTTTCTAATTCTTGTGCAATGATACCAGCAGATTTTTGTCCATTGTGTCTTGTAAATGTAACACCCCTGACTTCATCAATCTTATCTAGTGCATTAGGTATCATTTGTATATCTGTTTTAAGTGCAACATCAGATACTGTAGTTGAGAAAGCAATGACATCTCCATCTACATGAAAGTCTCCATCCGCCTCTAATCTTGCCTCTTCATTACCATTAACAAAAAAAGATTGACTAGAATTATTATTAAAACGAATGTAATCACCACCATCTAATCCTATATATTCAATGCCATCTCTTAAATCAGGTTCAACACTTATAGTTGTTCCTGATACATCAATCCCACTACCAGCAGTTACACCAGTAATAAAAGATGAAAGTTCAGAATATTTTGCTAGTCTTGTACCACCAGCAGTAGAGCCATCATGTACTCTTAAAGTTTTTAAATCTGTATCGACAGTGACTTCTCTTACTGCCCCAGTAAAAGATGAATGTTCTGAGGTTGTGCCACCTCTGTGTTGTAATAATTTTGCCATTTGTTACCTCGTTATGTTAATCCGCCAAAGTCAATTTGTAAATTAGTTCCATCAACAGTTCCTATGTTGTTTAAGTTATTATTTTGACCATCTAATGCACCACCTAATTGAGGTGTTGTATCATCAACCAAATCTGTGTTTATACCAGTTAAAGCAGCACCATTAATTGCTGGTAATGTACCAGTAAGATTAGCTGCTGGTATTGCTCCTGTTCCTGTAATGTTATTACCATTAAGGTCTAAATCACCACCTAATTGTGGTGTAACATCTGCAACGATATCTGTAAGACCAGCACTTATACTAGCCCAAGATGTACCATTGTAATATTTAAGAGCATTATCTGTACTGTTATATGCTAAATCACCTTCATCTAAACTAGATGTTGGGTCACTTGAGCCTACTCTGTATCTTTCTGCAAAACTGTTAACACCAGTAATATTACTGGCTACAGTGTTTACATTTGCTATATCTCCAGCTGTTGTATTAACATTAGCAATATTAGAAGCTACTGTTCCTATGTCAGTTGAATCATTAGCTACCGCTGTTACGTTTGAGCTAATTCCCGCTACAGAAGTAACGTCACTACTAATTCCAGCCACTGTGTTTACATTAGCTATTGCTCCAGCTGTAGTATTTACATTAGCTATTGCACCAGCTGTTGTGTTTACGTTTGCAATATCAGTTGCAACAATTCCTATATCTGTTCCATCAGCTGCTACTGTGCTTACATCACTGGATATACCCGCTACTGTGTTTACATTGGCAATGCTACCACCAACATTATTAACATTAGTAATAGCCCCAGCGACTACGCCAATATCTGTACCATCAGCTGCTACAGTAGATACATCAGATGATATACCAGCTACTGTTGTTACATTTGAAGCGTTACTTGAAACTGTTGTGACATCTGAAGATATACCAGCTACTGTGTTTACATTAGCTATTGCTCCAGCTGTAATGTTAACATTGTTTATACTAGAAGCTACTGTGGTTACGTCAGTAAGACCACCAGCTACAGTGTTTATGTCATTTCCTGTG